CCGGCTTGACTCTCCCACAAGGTCATTTTACTGACCCCGCCCCCGCTTTAAAACGGGGGTCGCCACTCAAGCTTGATGCCGACGCGCTTGGGGCGTCCAGAACGCTCTAAGTGCTCCTCATCTTGTCCCGTGAGTGGCAAACTCAACGGGGAAGGCCCGCTTTCGCGAGCCAGACCGGATTCGTAGCAGGGGACTAAGTCGAAATCCCTTTCGACACCCCTTAGAATACTACGGGTCTCCAGTCTGAGTAAGCACTTAAGTAGGGCACCAGTATCTCCTAGTGGATCACTAGGAGCTTTGGCCTGCACAACATAGCCACGAACTAGTGGACTATGCAGGAATGGGTGCATTCGTTCGGATTGATAACCGAGGAATGAAACCCTGCCCAACACAGAGGAAGTTGGCGCAATTTTCGGAAAATATCTCATTATTTTCGTCAATTGCTTATCCAACCAACTAGCTGTCTTCCAGTAGCCAGCCAAATAGAACTGGTTCCTGAGAGCAACTGTTGCGATCACCTCTGTCGCGTCTGCGATCGTGTAAGGTAACGCTTGCCGGACTCTGACGAGAGATACGTCAGATCCATTAAAGTATTCCTTACCACAAGACTCTCTGAACATTCCTGTCCAGAAAGACTTGTCCAGACCAACCCGAGCTCCAAAAAGCTCGAGAGTCTGTACGATCGACAGCACATGATCTACAGGGACAATCAAGTCATCCCCGTAGACACGCACCGAGTTCCGGAAAGAATTAATATCTTTCCGGGTCATGGTCACGTTAAGCGATCTCTGAATCCCGATGAAAATCATGGTCGTAAAGACCATGGCTTCAAACGGAAAACAGAGCGCTGAACCCATAGACGCGTACTTCGCGAGTCGGATTACTCCGACTCCAGGTACGTCGGCCCGTCGAGAACGGGTGGCATCAATGGCCTTACTCAAATGGGGCCATCGTGACACCATCGTTCGAACGAGCTGATTGGAGACTCTATCGGAGGCATCACTCAAATCGAGTGTTGCCGTTCGGCGATCAGCCGAGCCCTGACGAGCCAAGTCTTGATTAGGGACCTGGTCGTCAAATCCGATAATCTTAGAGAGGAGTTCATCCCTCCCTAAGGACGAGAGAAGACAGCGAAGGAGAGCCTGCTGTGTATACATCATACACGCAGGTTCCATCGCTATAATTCTCGG